ATCTCGATGTTCCGGGATGACGTGACCACCCCCGGCCTCGTGAAGTTCCAGGGCATGGTGTTCGTGAACAGCAAGGTGGTCCGCCCGAAGGCGGTCGCCGCGCTGAAGATCACCCTGACCTGACGCAAACCCCCGGAAGCGCAAGGGGGCGGGCACTTCTCCCCGCCCGCCCCCTCTGCGTCCAGGAGGACGGATGCCAATCACGCTGTCCACGATCAAGGATGCGGCGCGCGTCTACCACACGGGAGACGATGCGTACCTCCAGATCGCCTACGACGCGACGGTGCGCGAGCTCGAGGAGCGCACCGGCTGGTGCCTGGACCCGGTCACGCGCACGCAGTACGTCGCCGAGGAGCCGACGGGAATCACGAAGCTCGTCCGCCTGGAGCGGCAGCCGGTCACGGCGTGCACCTGCGTCAACACGCTGAACGCCACGGTCACCCTGGCGCTGGTCACGATCAACGGGCTCCAGTACGCGGACCTCGACGTGGCGGACCTCGAGTACCCGTTGGTCCTGACCGTCTCAGCCGGAAACAACACCCTGAACCCGCTGCTCCAGATGGCGGTGATGCAGCGCATCACGCAGCTCAACGCCGCGCGCGGGGATGACACGGTCACCCTGAAGACCGACTACTGGGACAACATCTGTGCCAGCATGGGGAAGGGCATCGGCTGATGGCGCACGTCCCCCACGGCATGATGCGGCTGGTCGCGGCGGTGCAGAACCCGACGCAGTCCACCGACGCGCTCGGCCAGGCGACCGAGACGTGGGCGACGGTGTCCGGCCTGTCCGCGCTGCCCGTCTACATCGAGCAGATGGACACCACCGAGACGGTGGACGATGGCGGCCCGGCCATCCAGACCTCCTACCGCATCCTCTGCCCGTGGACGGCCTCGGTCACCACGCGCAGCCGGTTCCTGTGGAGCGACAACGGCACCCAGCGCACCCTGAACGTGCGCAGCTGCACGGACAAGGACCAGCGCCGGCGGACCCTCGAGGTCGAGGCTGTGGAGGTGGTCCTGTGAGCTCCGCCCTGAAGATCACCGTGGACAGCAAGGAGCTCCGCAAGACCCTGGAGCGCCTGCCGGCCAACCTGAACGAGCGCGTGCGCCGGAAGGGCGCCCGCAAGGCGCTGGCGCCGCTTACGAAGGAGATGGCCGCCCTGTGGCGCTCGGCGAGCTACCGGGGCAAGGGAACCCACCGCCGGGCCATTGCCGCCGCCACGCAGCTGGACATCCGCCGGCTCGGCGGGACGGCCACGGCGCCCCTGCGCAGCCGCATCGGCGTCCGGTACGGCCGCAAGGGCGGGGCGCGCGCCAAGGGCCGCCAGCGGGTCTACCACCTGCTCGAGCTCGGCTTCCGCCACAAGGCCGCCGGCAAGCGCATCCAGGGCGCCTACCGCAGCTTCACCTGGGCGATGCGCACCGTCACCAAGGCGTCGAACGCCGTCGCGGCCGAGACGCTCGCCGAGGCCAAGCGCCTGCTCGGAGGCCGCCCATGAGCCTCGAAACGGTCTGCAAGGCCGTCCAGTACCACCTCGACCAGGCCACGACCAACCCCGTGAGCGTCGGGATGCGCCGCCCCACGACGCAGACCCCGGCCATCGTCTGGGAGATCAGCGCCGCCCAAGCGTCGCGCGCGATGCCAGGCACCGACCAGAGCCTCTGGCTGGTGACCGTGGAGGTGAGCATCTACGGCGACACGACCCTCGCCGTCGCCCAGGAGGCCGACAAGATCTGCGCCCAGCTCAACGGCGTGGAGACTCAGGACGGCACCGCCGACATCGTCTGCACGGACGCGAGCGTCGCGTTCCGCACCGAATCGCAGGCCGACGGCTCGGAAGGCGACGAGCGCGTCTGCACCCTGACCCTCTCGCTCCAAGGAATCTGACCCATGGCACTCATCACCGGCTACGGCGGCACCCTGACCTTCAGCGGCACCACGGTGGTGGCCGTGCGCAGCTTCACCATGAACTTCGAGCGCGCAAGCCTCGACGTGACCACCCTCGCGGACTTCCGTGAGAAGCGCGCCCCCGGCCGCGTTCGGCGCTTCGGAACCTGCACCCTGTACCGCCAGGACGGGAGCAACGACAACACGCTGCGCAGCCACCTGATGCCCGTGGACCTCGCGGCAACCGTCACCGCCGTGCTGACCCTGAAGTACACCGACCAGGGCACCATCGCCTACGACGAGTACGGCGCCGGCACGGGGAACATCAACGTGCAGATCACCTCGGCCTCGTTCACGGACGACGGCACCGGTCCGGCCATGTGGGAGCTCTCCTGGGAGGAGCAGTGACCCTTGCCGATTGACCTCCACAAGGTCGCCGCACGGACCCGCTCGGTTGACATCCCCGAGCTCGGCCTGCTCACGTTCCGCGAACCCACGCTCGCGGACGTGCAGCAGGCTTCACACAACCCGTTCTGGTGGGTGGCCTGCATCACCTGCCAGGACGGCTCGGCGTTCCTCCAGAACCCGCAGGACGCCGGGAAGATCCGGGCAGACATCGCCGGGCGCCTGCTCGAGGAGGTCAACCGCCAACGCCCTACGGACGCGCCGAGCGCAGGCTCTGGCGCATCGCAAGCCCCGAGCAACGCATGACCATGCCGGCCGGCCTCGCCCAAGACCTGACCAACGGAGAGCGCATCGAGAGCGCGCTGGTGGTCATCGCGTCCGCCCTGACCGGCAAGCGCCCCTCGCAGCTCTTCCCCTGGCTCCGCAATGGCTGACAAGACTTTGAAAGCCTCCATCCAGGTGGACATGGACGCCAAGGGCGTCGCCAAGGGCGTGGCCGCCACGAACCGTGAGCTCGACAAGCTGAACCGGACGGCTCGCCAAACTTCGGTTTCGACCGGGATCATGGCCGGAATCTCGGCCATCCAAGTGGCCTACGGCGCTTTGTCCGGGTTCATCAACGGACTGACGGAGCACGTCAACAAGCTCGACCAGCTCGGCCGCCGCTTCTCAGTCGAGGGCATGAACGCGGACATTCGCGCGCAGGTCGCGCAGATGGAGTCGGACGCCAAGATCGGCAAGGCCATGGGTCCGGCGTCCGCCGCGATTGCGCAGCAGGAAGAAAAGGCGGCCATCGAGCGCGCGAACCGCATCACGTCAAACGCAGACATTGGCGCAGGTTCCGCCGCCACCAAGACGTTCTTCAAGACTCTTGGCGATGGCTTCGTGGCCGGATGGGACCAGTTCACTGCCAACATGAGCGATCCGCTCGCACTCAACCAGCCGAGCGTGATCGGTGCCTTCGCAGACGCCGTCGGCGCCACGGGCTTCTACACCGGCGGAATGACCGGCGCGGACCTTGCAGGCGGCGTCGGCCCAGCCCGAGGCATGGATCCTGCCATGGAGCGCAACAACCGAATCCTCGATTCCATCGAGCGAAAGATCGGTGGCAACTGATGGGCACCTGGAGCACCGTCGAGAACGCCGACAGCCGCAGCTGGCGTTTCGAGGAGCGCTGGCGGGACCAGACGCTCGAGCGCAGCTGGAAGCTCTTCTGGACGCCGGCAAACGGCAGCGACCCGTACCCCGGCGACGCGGCCATCCGCACGAACCTGCCCGTCCGCCCGCAGCAGCGCCTAGAGTCGGCCGTCTACGGCACCGATGGCGTCCTGAAGCGCTACGTCTGCCGCAGCGTCACCGTGGAGCCCCTGCGGGAGGCGCCCTACTCGTGGACGGTGCGCGCCACGTTCACCACCGAGGTCTTCCCCTGGGAGGCGTCGGACTCATGGGGCAAGGAGTTCGTGAAGCAGACCCGCGTGGTCGGCTCGCGCGCCGTCTCCATGTACGTCCAGGGCGCGACCCTGCCGACGAACGGAGACGTCTCCTGGCCACCCTCCGCCGGCATCACGACCGGCAACAAGGTGGACCTGAACGGCAACCCGCGCCAGTACAACGTGGCGCAGCAGCAGGTGACTATCGAGAACATCCGGGACCGCACGGCCTCGACCACGACGGCCGACGATCCGCCGTGGACCACGGTGCTGACCTCCTACGTCAACAAGCGCAACGACGCCGCCTTCCTCGGCTGGCCCATCGGCAGCGTCCTGTGCACGGGCATCACGGCGACCCTCGACAGCGAGGTCTGGCGCGTCTCGGCCACGTTCCTGTTTGACGAGTGGTACCACCTGAACCAGGTGGCCCTGCCGCGCAACGACGGCCTGCCGCATCTTGCCCTCGGCGCGACCGTGCTAAGCATCCAGCGGCTCCAGTCGCAGTCGGTCATCTGGTTCCAGCCGTACCCGTCCAAGGCCACGTTCGCCAACCTGTACGGCACCTCGGTGAGCGACCAGTTCACCCTCGCCGGCCCGACGAGGATCCCGTGACCACGCACCGCCCGAGGTTCAACCAGGGGCTCTTCGGCAAGGCCAACCGCTTCGTCACGAACGGCTGGACCGACGCGGCCAATGCCGTCGCCCAGCACCAGCAGGGGCTCGAGTGGGCTTCCTTGCAGCTGGTGCAGCCGCAGGTGCAGGGGATGTTCCTGTGCACCGTCAAGGACGCGACGGCCATCGCGGGCGCCACCTATCGCTGGACCTACGGCATCGAGCTGTGGTACCCGCCAAGCCCGACCGGAGCGTCCGGCGTCCCTGCGCCGGCCGACGCGCGCTTCACGTTCGCGACGGCATACAACCTGCGGGAGTGGCACAACAGCGCCACCTTCCTCGACGGCATGGACCCGACAAACCCGTCCGTGGTGGTCGGCCCGGTGGGCAGCAAGTGGAACGGCTCGGCGTTCACCACCACCAGCCTGGAGGCCAAGGTCGTGGCCTGGGTGACGGCCGACCTGTCCGGCGCTGCGTTCGCCTACTTCGACCGCCCCAACCCCGTCCGCTGCGCCGGGCTGTTCTGGAACCCAGGAGGAGGTGAGGAATGATCGGCTCAATGCTCCGCAAGGCCCAGCTTACGGGTGGTTGCACCGCCACCATGGAGCCCGACGTGGTGAGCGGACTCACCGCGACCGCCAGCGGTTCCACCACCATCAACCTGGTGTGGGACGCCGACACCACGGCCGCGCCCAACGAGGCGACCAGCTACGCGATCACACGATCATCGGACGGCGTCACCTACACGCAGATTGCGACCGTGACCGCCCCGGCCGTGAGTTACTCCGACACCAGCCTTTCCGCCGGGCAGACCCGCTGGTACCAGGTCATCGCGGAGAACTGCGCCGACATCGCCAACGCGAGCACGGCTGCCAGCGCGACCACGCAGGCGAGCACCCCGACCGCCGCATGGACCCTCGACTTCAGCAGCGGCTCCTTCAGCGGCGCGACGCTCACCCGCGCCAGCAGCGGCACGTACGTGGACTCCTCCGGCTACGTCGCGTCGGCGTCCACGGACGTCGCCCGCCTCACCCACAACAGCAGCGGCACCCGGCTCGGGCTGCTGGTGGAGGAGCAGCGTGCCAACACGCTCCAGTTCTCCGAAGATCCGTCAAACGCTTACTACACGAAGACAAACTCGTCCATTGACAACAACGGCGGGTCTTTCTGGACATCTCCGGCCAACGCATCGGATGCCGTGCTGCTGGCACAGAACACTTCGGCTGGGGTTCACAACATCAATCGAGCCACCAGCGGAACCGACACTTGCTTCAGCGTATTCCTGAAGAAGCAGACCACAAGCGGCGTCGGTCGGTATGCGACTCTCATCATTCGCCGTGTTTCAACAGAGTATTACCACGCGACATTTGACCTTGACCAAGGAACGGTGACGCAATCAGCCGTGGTTGGAACAGCCATCACGGCAACCGACCGAGGCATCGAGGACTACGGAAACGGCTGGTATCGGTGCTGGGTGCGTGGGACGCAGGCAAGCGCATCGCACACTCTGTACGTCTCACTTGCAACGTCTGGCAGTCCGACAATGACCAGCACGGGCGAGTCGTACACCGGGGCGAACACGACCGCCGGGGTCTACATCTGGGGTCTGATGCGCGAGGCAAACAACACGGCTCCGACCTCCTACATTGAGACGCCGTCAAGCGCCTCCGTCACCCGCAGCGCCGACCTCGCGCACGTCTTGGATTCCGCCATTACCTCTTGGGGCGACCCCGGTGCCTTGGTCGTGCACTTCTACCCGCCGGGTCAAGCCGGGACGCTCATCTGCACCGACGATGCGTCCACCGCACAAGTCGGCATCGAAGCAAGCAGCACCACGGCGGCGCGGGCGTTCTGGTCAAGCGGCAGCACCTCCACGGGCACCATCGGCACCGGGGTGCAGAAGGCCGTCCACTACTGGAACGGCAGCACGTCCAAGTTCTGCATCAACGGCGGCACGGTGCAGAGCGGGACGAACAACCTGACCATCGCAAACACCGACTTCGTGACGCTCGGTGCCGAAGCCACGGACAGCAGCAACGTCCCCGGCACCTTCTCGCAGTACGCCAACTGCGTGATCCGCAAGGTCGAGTTCTACAGCGGCACCCTGACCGACGCGAACCTCCAAACGGTGACAACGTGATGCACGACTACCGCCTCCGATTCCCGACCCGCGCCATGGCCGAGGCGACCCTCGCCGTGGCCGGCATCCCCAACGGCTTCAGCACCGAGTACTCGGTCGATCACATCGGGCCGATCACCATCGAGCCCGCCGTGATGGACGGCGACGAGGAGCTGGTCCCGGCCGTGATCGACGCCGGGCACCACGTGA